CCCCTACTTGCATGTCCGCTATCGAAGCAAAGCGCTGACCTGCTTGAACCACGACCCCCATAAGAGCTAATAAAGTTTGCGAAGGTTCTTTGTATGGTAAAGTCATAAATGCATCTTTAAGGTTTCCACCTGGCGCATCTACATCTCTCCATTCACCTGGTTGAATAGATTGAGCATCGTCTCTAATTCTAATTCCTCTTTGTTTAAATCCTGCTGGTAAATTAGATAATGTTCCTGCGTCTAATAACTGTCTTAATGCTTGTGTTGCAGTACGTGATAATCCACCAATCATTTGAATTAAACCAAATCCATAAAAACCAAGACCTGGTAAAAATTTATAGTGTACAAAATATTGTACTTTTTGTTTTTTAGGATCTGCTTCAGAATAATTACGTCTTATAGATAAAACTTCTCTAGATCCTTCTTCAATTGTAACAATGTAAGGAAGTTTGATTCCTGTGGGCTCACCAGAAGCATCTTTATCTTCAAAACCTTCTAAATCTAAATTAACATGACATTCTAATAATGTAAAAATTTCTTCAGGATTTCCTTTATTAACTCCTTCAAGACTTCTTTCCTTATCTTTAATACTATCTGCATTTGTAGACTCATCTGATGGTATTAAATCTATATCTCTATAAAATCCTGATACTTGTTGTTTTCTTAAATCATTTGCAGAAATTTTAAGTACGTGAATAATTGCTTCTGCATCATCTAATGAGGTTGCTGAATAAGGTACTACTAAATCTTGTGCTTGAACAAATTGTGATACTGCTCTTCCTAATGTTTCATCATAATAAACTTTTTTAAATGTAGATCCTGATAATGGTAAATAAAATAACATCTGATCAAACTCAGGTTCATACTCTTGCATGACATCCATAATTTGATAATTCATAAATTCTGAAACTCTATCTGCTTGGTCTTGAATTTCTGGTGTATCTAATCCAACGACTTGAGTTCGCACTGGCCCGCCCGCGGGAAGCAATTCTTTATAAGCTTGTGCTTGAAATTGTGTAACGGCTTCTGCAAGTACGGGGTGAGTTGCACCTGATGCACCTTGAAACGGTTCTGTACGTTGCTCGTATTTAAATCCTAATAAATCTAAACCTTGAACATATGCTTGTTCCCAATCTTGTCTTGAACTTTTGTAATCTTCATAATCTTGAGAAAGATCTGATCCTAATACTCCAAGTTCTTGTTCATCAAGAACTTCTGCAATATTTGAATTAAATGCTACATTTGTATTTAAATCTTTTGTCGGATCAAAATTTATATCAACACTACCATCATCATTTTCAGTTACTTCTGTAGGTGATGTTGGCATTACCTCAGTTTCACTTAAAGTAATTTCTGTCTCCTGTTCAGGAGTCAAAGGATTACTTATTGTTGGAATTGGTTTTTCTATTTCTGCCATTTGTAATTTTCTCCGATTTAACTGTTGTAACAGTATTATAGTTAATATTCAAGCCTTGTGGGCATGGTCCTCTTTTAGGGGGTACTGTTAATGTTAGTCTTTTTGGTTTAATCATTTAAAATGTCTCCGGTCCGTAAGGCGATGTTTCTTCAATAAAGTCGCTTGGTGCATCTTCCATTTGTTCTCTTCTGCTTTGTTTAGCAGGTATAATTTTTTTATTTTCAATTTTCCCTGTTGCAAATCTTTCAGCGGCTTCTACGTCTCCAAATATTGTATCTTTCCCTGGTACTTTTCTCATTTCACTCATTTCAATATCTACATCATCTGGCCCATTTGCAAAATATCTAGGTTCTTTTTCAAGAACTTTAAATTCAGCGGGCTCTATTTTTACACCATCGTAATATTTAAGTTCCATTTTAGGTCTATAATAAAGTGTTACTGGTGTACTTGATCCTTCTTGATTTCTTGGAGAATGAATATCAACTGCAATTCTTCCATCTGGGTATTCTCTTAAAAGAAATGCTGTGTCTCCATCTACATGACGCGTTACTTTTTCCACACTTTTTGGCAATCCTCCATATCCTTTTGCTTCATGTTTATAAGATGCTTCCATTATTATTTCTTTTTCTTCAAATGGTTTTCCTTTTGTTTTTATTTTTTCAATAAGATCCGGGAACCATGGATACATTCCTTCTGCTTTTTCTAATTTTATTTTAGATGCAATTTTACCAGCTCGACCTGTTCCTTTTATAACTTTCATTAACTCAGGTGCAGCTGCTGCTCCTGCTATTAATCCTAAAAATCCTCGTCTTCCTATTTTAGGTCCACCATCTGTTAATCCAATTCTTCCACCTTCTTGTAATTCTTGCGGTTGAGTTAAATCTGTTACATTAAAATTAAATAAACCTTCTGGTGTTACCGAAGGTTCTTTATTTACATAATTATATTCTTCTTTAAGTTTTGGGTTTTGTTTAAAATATCTATTTCTGTAATTTTTTTTAAATAAATCTTCATTTAAATATTGATCTGTATCAAATAATTCTGTTTCAGATATACTTGGAGAAGGCATTACTTTTTCTAATTCTTTTTCATATTCTAACTGTGCAAGATTATCTATATATTCTTTTGTGTTTAATCTCTCAGAAGTTTTATCTGCAAACTCATCAATAAATTTAAATTTTTCTTCTCCTAAATTTTCTAAAAATTGTTCTAAACGAACTTTTTTTGTTCCTGGATCTTCTTTAAATGTCTTATATAAAGCTTCAGGAGTTCTGGCTGCGTAAGTTGCAAAATTAGCTAAGTCTTGAGTTGCTCCTTTTGTAGCTCCTAGAAGAACTGAGTCTAATCTTCCTAGTCCTTTTTCTCTCATCTCAGAAGTATTTAATACTGCACCCAATGCAGCATTAAAAGGGGCTCCTGTAATTTTTGAAGCACTTGTAAATAAAGTTCCTAATGCTCTACCGGCAGGTGTTTTTATCATTTGTTCTAAACCTGGAACAGCACCTGAGTATATCTCTATAGATTTTACAGAACCAGGATCTTTAAATATTTGTTTTAATTGAGGAATAAGTTCTGGTGCAGTTCTACCTGCATATTTAATAATGCTTTCTTGTCTAGCGGTATCTGATAATATTTTTTCAAAATCTTTAGGTATAAAACCTCTATTTATTTCTGCATTAACAGCTTTTGGAACTACTTTAGATAAATAATCTGTTTGTTTTTCTAAAGACATTTTTTCTAAATCTTTTAAATTAATTCCTTTAGGATCAAAAGAAAGTTTCTTTTTTATTCCATGAAAAGAAGTTTCTAAAGTATCTGGGTCAACTATAACTCCTACTAATCTTCCACTTGTTTTTTCAACTTCATTAATAATTTTTGAATTAACATTTTCTAATTTATTACGAATGTCATTTGTTAAACCTGATTTTTTTACAGTATTAAAAAGATTATATTGTTTATTATATAAATTTTTTAATGAAGATTCTGAAGGTTTTATTATTATCTGATTAATAAGTCTTGAATCCATTCCTACTACATTTGTATTAAATTGAATACCTAATCTATTCATATGACGTTTTGATACTCTATGGGCTAAATCAATTTTTTTTGACAAATCAGCTTCTTTTAAAATAGGTGTTTTTGCTTTAACAATTTTTTCTTCTATTTTTCTTGAAGTAACATCTCCATATCTTTTTTCTATAGCTTCAGGAGAATAATATTCTTTTGTAGGAGTTCCTTTAGGGTATTCTAAACCAAGTTTATTTCCTAAATATCTAACCGCTCTTCCAGCTTGTTTTTCGCTTATTGGAAAATTGTCAGCCAATGATGAAAAAGTAATTTCAGAAGCAGAAACAGGGGATGAAAATTTTTTCTTAACTTCTTTTAAAAAATTTTTTTCTATTTTTTTATTTGGAAAAATAATATTTGAAACTTTTTCACTTCCTCTTGGTGCCTGTACTATTATTCTATTAGGGTCTCTTGGTGTAATTCCTGTAGCTTTAGTTTCTTTAGTAGTAATTCCTTTATTAATTCTATAAACTTTTATTTGATTAATTGGATTTTTTGCCCAAGAATCAATTTCAGAATCTTTTAATCCATAAACTATTTTTGCAATTTTTCTTCCTTTTTGAGATAGACCTCCCTCTCCTAATTCAATTCTTCCTCCGTCAGCAAGTTCTAATTGTTCATACGGT